GACTCCACCTGTTAATACTTGCCATGATTCTCTAACACGTTCAAACATTATATTCTCAGCCCCCTATGGAAAAGACTGCTTCTTCCAGAAAGAGATAACACTCGATCTCTTGATGATTCCTCTTCATAATACAGTTCTTCTGGAGTTTCATCCAGTAATAAATCAATATCACTCACAGAAGCAGCATCTACGCTTGAAGTTAAACTATGAGTAGCAATCCACAATGCGTCTAATATGTCATCTCTTCCACCTCTAGGAAATGACGAATACTCCTGTTGAAATTCCCTAAATCCCAACTCTGAGGACATATTCATATCTTCACCTCTTCTTTCACCTTTAAATACAATGCTTCCATTAGCTATAAAAGGAATAATCGCATCATACCTTTGTTCCTTAGAACCTTTAGGTGTAACTGTTTCTATAGGCATAGACCCTCTAGGATCGTTTCTAGTGTTTTCAATTAAATGTTGAGTTGTAGCCTGTTGAGGACCATTTGTCTCTAGAATAACTTTGGAAATATTTAAACCTCTTCCACGCCACTTTTGATATTGAGCATACAAAAACTCGAGATGTTTAGGTGCAGAGATATTAGCAAAGGCAAAATCAAGAACATAGATTATTCCAGTATTTGGGTCTTTACCTGCTGTGCAATGACCAAAGTAATCTGCGTTACGTTTTTCGCTTGTTGCAGGATCCCCTCCTTGAACTCCAGTTAAAGAGTGAATGGGAGGTATAGTTACATCATCATAGAAGTGCAACCAATCCACATCAAACTTAACACCTTTCATTCCACTAGGATCATTCTGGTACTGAGCATTAAATAACGCAGGTGGCATAGACCTACGTTTTTTCTCTAGCCATTCTAGTGGACGCTGATCTTCCCATAGAACTGAACCATCAGGTTGTATAGCTTGGTAAAGCCTAACTCCCATTATCTATCTCATATGGGATAGCATCTTCTTCTGCTTTCCAGTACATATATGATCTAAACTTATGAACTGCTATTACTGCTGTAGATATAACTGCAATAGATATTAATGCTTTCCACTTCATACTGTAGCCTCGATAATCTCTGGGTATAAATCGGTATATAGTCTTTCGGTATCAAATATAGGGATTAGTTCTGCATATAAATCATCATAATGAAACCTAGTCCCAAGAAACACCTGTTGTCCTTTAGGTAAGAGCATTGGATCAAATGACATCCAGAATTTTGTAGAGACATTACGTCTGCTTGTTTCACTTTGACTGTTTTCAAAAGAAACGACATCATCATATATTTGTAAGGTAGATCGACCACCCTCTACGCTTGTTGTTATTCCAAATGATGCAAATGTAGCATCACGCTGTATATCTCCAGATTCCCACGCTGCGGTTTGATCACGCATTACTTCAAATCGATCAGTCTTCCATGTGTAATCATTATTATTCTCTGGATATAGTTTTCCAAACATTTCAATATATCTTTGATTAAACCGTATACAGCTTTCAATCTTACCCATTCGTTCTATAGCCAAGCTAATTACTGAAGAGATAACTTGAACCATCTCTAGGGGATTTCGACCTACTTTCCATAGTGGGAAAGACTCAGCGGCTAATGCAGTCTTGCCATGATTTCTAGGGGCAAGGATAAGCAATGGATTTACATCACTATTATCAGGATTCTCATGACCTTCCTTTAATGTCTCCATTATTTCCCATTGGAACTTGGGTAACTTTTGATTAAAGATATATTCGTGAAAGTAAGCAGGATGATCATATGCTCGCTCTTCAGCGATACTTCTCTCCTTCATTCCAGACAGGAGAGATATGCTTTCCATGTCAGCAATTTTTCTAGGCATTAGGATTCAAACTCTACATAACCATTCTTTGTCCATCTAAGCCAATTTCCTGTACAGCGACTAAAGGCTTTCTTCCCCTTGCAGTTACAATCTCCATCCTCTTTAGCCCATTCGCCTTGCTCGTCTTTGCTACCTCCGAAATAAGGTCTAGCATGTCCTTCATCTATAAGCATTTGATTAAAAGATACGCCATCAGTTAATTCTGTATGTAGGTAACCAAGAATACGACCAAACTTTCCTTTACCTTCTTTAGTAGTTTCTAGAACTATATATCCCTTATTCTCTTTAACAAGCTCCTTTAATCTATCCTTACTTTTATTACCTAGAATCTTTTCACGCTTATTGGAGGTTCTTGATTCTGGAGTATCTATCCCCATCAATCTAACCCTCTCTCCTCTAAGCCACATATGAAAACCCAGATCAACATCTACATCAACTGTGTCACCATCAACAACTCTTGTTACTTTTACCTTATATTGAAACACTATAGTTCTCCTACTCGCTTAATAGCATCAATGGCTTGATCTCGTTGGTTATGTAGCTTGAGACAATGAGGACATTCATTTCGTAATACTTGACCGATAGCAAGTTGGATTTGATTCATATAATCCCTAACTCGCTGTCTGGTTATTGTAGAACCTGCAATCTGAAGAACTTCATACTTACGCTTTATACTTGCAGTAATTTTATCCACAAGATTAACGAGACTTTTAGTCTGGGCATCAATCGTTTCAAAATCAGTTCCAAATTCAAGTATATCTAGAGTCTCATCATCAACGATTTTTTCACCATACTTCTCCACCAGTATCTTTAACATTGCTCGCAACAGAACGATTTCTCCATCTAGGTTATCTAACTCACCTCTTTTCTCTTCATCTTGCAAGTGATTCCTAAGACGTTCATTTCGTGCAATGCCAGAATAAATTACTCTACCTTTATTAGGTAATGCAATTTCCATTCTTTCTTCAGAGTCGTGATATTTACATGGACCAAATCCAACATGATCTGTTCCCCAACCTGCACTAAAGCGACATATTCCACTTAGTTTCTTTCCACGACCACAGATGGGTTCGCCTTCCTCAGAAAGCTGTGGATCACCATAATGCTCTTCTAGTTCTGATAACGTTTTGTTAGTCATAATATCCTTATTGTGTTGCTGGCTCTGCTATTGTTACCTCGACATTATCCGAGATAGTCATATTAGCTGCTGTTACAGAAGTCGCAATAGCAAATTCTTTAGTAGCGAATCCATTCCCCATTCCCACTTCATTTAGAAGGATTCTCATAGTTCCAACATTCATCTTACTTAAAACGCATTCTCCGCCTTTAGTAAGAAGATTACTTAACTTGAGTGTACCGACTTTTCCATTCACACCTGAAGTTGGGGCTTGTATCCAGATACGGTCATATGTACCACCTGAAGTGACCATAGCATCTGCTTGATGATGTCCGCCTCCTATGGCTCTCATTCTGCTTGTACCCGGAGAAGGTGCAATTGACTGCCCATCTGAAGCGTTCCCTACAACTATGAGCGTATGAGCTTGTATGTCTGTTAAAGTGAGTTTCTTGCACCTACTCTTCTCAAAGATCAATTCACCCACTTCAAGTCTTGTGTTCGTTCCGCCAGATATAGTATTACCACTTACCTGTACTACGTTTTGTTCACCAGAAGGTAATGCAGAACCTGTAAATGCTGTACCTACGCTAACGTTCTCTATGGTGATTTCTCTGACTGGAGTAGTACCTAAGTCAATACGTAACGTGTTTTGTTTCTCATCTGTGAAATAAGGTAAATCCATCGGTGCTTCATAATAACCTGAGTCACCATTAGCAAAACTCTTTTCAGCCAATATCGTTTCATTAACGACTACACCTGTTCCTGCTGTTGAACCAACCGCTAACAAGCCTATCGCCATCTGTGGTGAGAACCCTAACGCACGTAATAATGAATAAGGACTCTTAGCTATATTAAATGCTGTTTTCCATTTCTGAGACTCAGAGTTTAAGTATTCGATCTTGGCAAGAATCCAGTTACGCCATACTACGATCTTTTTGTAAAAACTAATCGGTGACCTAACTACTGCCATTGGAGTAGCTTTAATATTTTTACCCCATGTCTTGAAGCTATGCATATGGAGTAGGAATCCCATGAGGATTAATACAATTGATCCAACTACCGTAGAAATGAGATTAGCATTAAAGAATGCAACTATATCTTGGACAAGAACTGTATTTACGTTTAACCAAGCACCTGTCCAGAATATGTTCTCTAGTTTAATCGGGAGAATCGGAGCAATCCATTTTGTAGGATCAATGTAGCTAACCAACAAACCTACGCTACCAGTTACCACGAGCAGAGTGGTAAGGATGTTTTTAAGGATCATTCCAACTAGCCTAAAAGGAAATGATATGTGAACTGTTGGAAGGGTAACCTGTGGCATCTTAAACTTAACTCTAGGAATACTTACTCTAGGCATCCTAAAATACTTTTTTGCAACCTGCTTTACATTATTAATAAATCTCATGTTTGCTATTCTCCATAGTTCCCATATTCTCTATGATCACCATATCCCTCTGCACCTAACTCTTTAAGGACATCATTAAATCCCATATGATCTGCCATAATAGTTCGCATTTCATTCTCAGCAATAGCTATAATTCTTTCAGCCTCATCAAGTCTCCAGTCCATATCTTTTATTTCTTGTTTACGTTCACCTACAGATTCCTTTAGAAGCTGTATCTCAGTATGTATTCCATCTAAGCTAATAGGCTGTTGCATATTATTAAACTCACTATGGAAATGTGAATCCGAACTTACAATGTCATATTCAGGATGGGAGTGCTGTTGTTGATCGTGGAAGTGTTCTGGGGCTTGGGGGTTATCAGTAAGCTGTCTTATCTTATCGTTTACTTCCCATAAGCTAGATTCAAGATTCTGCACATTAGTTTCTAACACAGCAATAGAGGTGTCAGTCATAGACATCTGCATATCAGCAACCGCATGATCGAGATTGGTAACCGTACTGTCTAATTGGGCAACATACCAAATGATTCCAAAGGCTTGTGCAATGATTGCTATAACAATACCTATGGACACCTTCATGTTCTTAATATCCACTATATTCTCACACCTTGTTGCTATATGGATTCATTATGAAACTATTCTATCACGAGTGTTATTGACTTTATTGTAAATAGATAGTATCTTAAAGCATTCGGTTTATAGTATGTATTTTT